GTCCAACTTAGCGATTTGCTCAGTCCACTCTTCAAATGCTCTTCTCAGGTTGAAGTCTTCATCATTGATGATGGTTACACTCCAAGTATCAATGGTTCTATCTCCTGCAACCTTGAAGATTCTTCCTCTAAAAGGAACATCGATAGATGCGATGTTTTGAGCAGGTAAGTTAGATGCTTTGCACAAGAATGCAAAATTAGTTGCATCAAACCCAGGTAGAGTAAAGTCTAACTCATTAAGAGTCATCTCAACTTCAAATAGATTGGGGCGGGCACCGCCCCCAACCATTGCTGACTTAAACTGAGAAATTGTTCTGTTTTCTTTTTGTGCCATTGTTTGGTCCTCCTTTTGTTATTTAGATAAAATTATCAAACT